GTCACCACACTTTTACAAAAGTATAGAGATGAAACTAAGTGTCCTATTCTTTTAAATACATCTTTCAATGATAACGGTCAACCAATTGTTGAGACACCAAAACAAGCAATCGATACATTTAATAATATTGATTTAGATTATTTGTGTATCGGTAATTACATTATAAATAAAAATTCCTAGAGGTTTAAATAAGACATGAATTTTGCAGTCTACACTAAAGATGGGTGTCCATATTGTGACAAAGTAAAACAAGTATTAGAGTTGACAGAAAGTAAGTTTGTGGTGTATAATTTAGGTCAACACTTTGAAGGAAAAGATTTCTATGGTGAGTTTGGAGAAGGATCCACTTTTCCTCAAGTTGTTGTAGATGGTAACAAGTTAGGAGGCTGTGTTGACACAATCAAATTCCTCAAAGAAAACAAAATCATCAATTCTTAATATAAATAAAACGAACGCCAAGATTAATCGTGGCGTTGAGCTTATTCTTAATGGAGGTAAGAAAAAAAGAAAACCATTTCACATTTTATTAAATAAAGTTGTTTGTTTTTTTAATACAGAAATAGACATTTATTTTGAGTTCTCCTTAAATTTAAGGAAGAAAAAATAATTCCAAAGGAGGTAACAAATGACCATAGAAACCATATTAGTTTTAGTGTTACCCATATCTTTTTTATTATTTTGTGCAGGTGCACTAGGTGGTTGGATTGCACGAGACTACATGATGAACTATCAGGAGATACCCAGACCTCACCCTGAGATGTTTGATGAAAATGGTAACTTAGTTACTGATGAGGTAATTGCATTCAGATTTGAAAATTATGACTACGAAGACGACGAAGAAGACTCTTAAAGTTAAGACTCTTCCTGAATTACCAAAACAACCTTTTGTTTTTGAGGTATTGGATTTGGTCTCTAAACAAAGATCAAAGGCTAAAAAGATAGAGGTTCTTAGAAAACATGATGAGCAACATATAAGAAGAGTTCTTATCTGGAATTTTGATGAATCTATAACATCTTCTCTTCCAGAAGGAGACGTTCCTTATGCTGATTCAGAAGATCAAGTAACCTATAGTGGAACTTTATCTACAAAATTATCAGAAGAAGTTCGTTCTATGCATGATAAAGGAAACTTTTCATTAGGTGTGAGTGATCAGCAAGGGCATACAACTATTCGTAGAGAGTCTAGACATTTTTATAGATTTGTTAAAGGTGGTGATGATAAATTGAGTTCCATCCGTAGGGAAACAATGTTTATTAATATTCTTCAGGGTCTTCATCCATTAGAAGCAGAAATTGTGTGTCTTATAAAGGATAAGAAACTTGATGACAAATATAAAATTACTAGGGAAATTGTTGCCGAAGCTTATCCTGATATACAGTGGGGTGATAGAAGATGACAACAACAACTACAAATAAAGAACCAGAAACAAAAGATTTCTGGACTAGTGAGGAAAGAAATAACTCAAAGGTTAAATATGGATGTGAGATTCTTGTTTCTAATGGATCTCTTGAAGAAGTTGTGATAAAAAATGTACCTACTGATGCATATGTTATAAAATATGTTCGTGATGATATGATTCATTATGATTTGACAAGAGGTACTAAGATAAGTTTGTTTGATATGTATTGGGATAAATTTAAGGGTGATTTAAAATCGATTGAGTATGGTAAGGGTAGTATCAAACCCAACCTTTGGGGCTACAAGGCACCACAGCAGAAGAAGAAGAGAAAAGGTTAGGCCACCAAAATCGACTTTAGCTTCCAAATATCGGGGATAAAAAACTCCGACATTTTTTTGAGCCACAGGATTTTGTAACAAAAATATAAAGTACTTGACTAAATAAAGTAACTGTGTTAGTATTAACACAATCGTTCATCCTGATACACTCAGGACGCAAGTAAGCCGACTCGGAACGGAATCGTTCATCCTTATGGAATTACTTCTCGCTACATTATTATCATGTGAAAGTGCTCACAGTCTTATTAACAAGATTACACCCTCAACTCCTAATAGAGATGAGATAATCGAAGTAATACAAATGAGTACTGAGAAGGGATGCTTTGAGGACGCAAAAGCCGACTAAAGGAACGGAGTAAAATCCCTACTACTTTGGAGAAAGCCAATGGCACAAGTTACTTACCGTGGTGTCGAGTACGACACTGAAGAGTACAGATCAATGCTCATTAACGAGCATAATCAAACTCGTAATCACGATCTAATGTATCGTGGTATCAAGGTTAGAAGCAAGGCAATACCTTGCAGTTAAGATAAAGAGGGGTTGCGACCCCTCTTTTTTTATGGTATACTATCTAAATACCATATAAAAATTATGGAACCAGAAAGAGAAAAACTAAAACTGATTGTTCGTAATTTAGAACTATTAGTCGATGCTCTCAAAGCAGAGGTATATTCGGATGTAGATGCATATTCTACAGGAGTGGATACTTCAAATTTTTCAGGATTTACTGATTATGACGAAATCTTCGAGGATGATGACGGATGAGATCTAAAGAAATCTTAAAAAACCTTAAAAAGGCACTTCAGCAAGATTATTTGTATGATAGTACTGAACTTAAGTTTATGAGAGAGCAACTTTCCATTTTAGAGGAAGAAGTGCTAAAATCTAAGAAAAAGAAACCTGAGGGATTTGGTAAAAAATGAACGTAAAACTTGTAAGCATCACTCCTGATGCAGAGAAGACGATGGGTTATATTGCCCGTGTCTCTAATCCATCAAATCAGGACAATGAGAAGTATGCTGGACTTTTGAAGTATTGCATCAAACATAACCATTGGAGTGTTTTTGAGCAATCTTCGATGACTTTGGAAATTGAGACAACACGTGCTATTGCGGCACAAATACTAAGACACCGATCTTTCACATATCAAGAGTTTTCTCAAAGATATGCCGCAAGCACTGCATTGGGCGATATTGACCTTCCAGAACTTCGTAGGCAAGATTTGAAAAATCGTCAAAATTCGACTGATGACCTAGATCCAGAAATGGTGGAAAAATTGAATAAACAGATGATTACGCTGTTTAGTTCATCTAAGGCATTATACGAACAAATGCTTAGTCAGGGTGTTGCTAAAGAATGTGCTAGAATGGTATTACCACTTGCAACCCCTACACGAATCTATATGACTGGTTCATGTCGTTCTTGGATACATTATATTAATCTACGTTCTGCACATGGTACTCAAAAAGAGCACATGGAAATTGCAAAGGAATGTAGGAATATATTTACCAAACAATTCCCTGCGGTATCTGAAGCCCTTGAGTGGGTCTAAATAAATTACACAACTTATATTGAAATGGCAACATATCCTGTGGTTCACAAAGAAACTGGTGAACAAAAAGAAGTAAAAATGAGTGTAATGGAGTGGTCTCAATGGTGTGATGATAATCCAGATTGGAAACGTGATTGGTCAGATCCTTCTACTTGCCCTATGGCAGCAGAGGTAGGAGATTGGAGAGATAAGTTACGTAAGACTAAACCTGGATGGAATGATGTTCTTGAGAAGGCATCTAAAGCACCAAGATCTAACGTAAAGAAACTGTAATGGCGAGAAGAAAAAGAGCAAATACAGAACAACCTATTGGAGTTGGTTTGACTTCCAAACAGATGAAGAGGAAAAAACCTCTTGGTTCTGGTTATTTGGTAGATATAGAACCTCTCAATAATAATCAAAAGCAACTCTTTAAATCTTACAAAGATGGTAAACATTTAGTTGCCTATGGTGTGGCAGGAACGGGTAAAACTTTTATATCCTTATATAATGCCATAAATGATGTTCTGAGTGATAGCACTCCTTATGAGCACATCTATTTGGTTCGTTCATTAGTTGCCACCAGAGAAATTGGTTTCTTACCTGGTGATCATGAGGATAAGGCCGACATTTACCAGATTCCTTATAAGAATATGGTAAAGTATATGTTCCAAATGCCTTCTGATGCAGACTTTGAGATGCTCTATGGTAATCTTAAAGCTCAAGATAGTATCAAGTTCTGGAGTACATCATTTCTTCGTGGAACTACATTAGATAATTCTATTGTAATAGTAGATGAGTTTCAGAATTTAAATTTTCATGAGTTAGATAGTATTATTACCAGAGTTGGTGAAAATACCAGAATTATGTTTTGTGGAGATGCCAGTCAGTCAGATTTAGTTAAGACAAATGATCGTAATGGTATTGTTGATTTTATGAACGTCTTGCGTAAAATGCCATCTTTTGATATAATAGAGTTTGGTATTAGTGATATAGTTCGTTCGGGATTAGTTAAAGAGTATCTTACTGCTAAAATTGAATTGGGTATGTAATGCCTTATAAGACAGTATATTATACTCCTTTTAATACTGAGTGTTATTCTGATAGGTCTTTTAATCCTATAATCAGGCAAACTGAATTAATAGATAAGACTTATACTTATACAAAATGTCCCGTCTTCAATCATCAAAGTAATAGAACATTTGTATTATTATCTCCTATTGATTTTTCTTTTAGCATTAAAAGAATTAAATATATAATCAATTCGACAAATACTAAAATATGTGCTAATATTAATGTTGATAATCCTCTTCAAAGAGATTTTTTACAGTATAACTCCCAACATCTTAATTCGACTCTTCCAGTTTTTCAAATGAAAGTTCCAAAATTTTTATTTTGGACTTATGAAGATGATGTATGGTTAAATCTTTTTGATCATCCAATAACTTCTTATAGTAATAATCTTATTGCTGTTGGTGGTTGGTTTAATTTATCAAATTGGACAAGAACGTCAAGTTTTGCATTTACCATGGTAGATGAATCTAAACCAGTTATTATAAAAAAAGGAGATCCTATTTGTAGATTATCTTTCATTCATCCAAATTTGGATGATGGAATTATATTAAAAGAGGAAAAAGATCCTGAAAAAATTATGAAAATAGATGAATCTTATTCTGAAAAGCAAACTAATTTTAAGGAAAAGGATCCATTATGGAAACGTCGATTATTTTCTAAAACCAATTCAAAAAGCAAATGTCCTGTTGGATTTCTATTTAAATGACTTTTAATCATGTTGATTTAAATCTAAAACCTCTTGAAAGAGAGCATATAGATGGTGTCAGGTACTATAAAGTTCCTGATGAAGAAGAACTTATTAAGATGGTTTCTATTACTTCGGTAACTAGTCATTTTAATAAAGAGATCTTTATTAATTGGAGAAAGAGGGTTGGTAATGAGACAGCAGATAAAATCACGAAAGCGGCAACAACCCGTGGAACTGATATGCATACTCTTACTGAGCATTATTTAAAAAATGATGAGGAACTACCTACGGTTCCACCTATTTCTGAGTTTCTCTTTAAAATAGCAAAGGGTGAACTTAATAAAATAGATAATATATATGCTCTGGAAGGGCCACTATATAGTAAGCAATTGGGA